CCATCGGCAAGATGGTTACTTCCGATGGAACTCCTTTATTTCCTATGGAACTCTTCATTTCCGATGGAAACTTATTTATACCTATGTTTCCTATGGAACTTATGCCAAAAGGTCAGATTAAGATGACTCCTGAGGATTATGCTTGGGCGAGAAGCGTAAAGGAGCGAGATGGATTTGCTTGTGTTGTCTGTGGTTCTACTGATAAACTTAACTCCCATCATATTCTGCCTAGAGAATTACACGACGCAAAGCTCGAAGTTTCTAATGGCATAACTTTGTGTTGTAAACACCATTTGTTTTCTAGGCAGATTTCTGCTCACAACAACCCATTAGCTTTCTTTATGTGGATGGAAGCGAACAGACCCGGCCAACTAGAATTCTGTAGATTACTGATGAAGGAGGTTTTAGATGACGATACACCTTGATGACTGGCAGAAGAAAGTCTTGGAACATAAAGGCGATTTGTTACTTTGTACTGGCCGAAGAGTAGGCAAAACCTACATAATGGCTAGAAAGGCTATTGACCGAATGTTAGAGAAGAAGACCTCGATTATTATCTTTTCACTTACAGAAGACCAAGCTATGCTTATACTTGCGATGGCTCAACAATACCTTTTGGAGATTGCACCAACAAAGCTAGACAAGAAGAAGACAGCGACAAACAAGAAAAATCTCTCATTAAAGAACGGTTCTACTATGAAGGTTAGAGCTGCAGGAGACACGGGCGACTCTGGGCGAGGTTTCGAGGGCGGAATATTGATTGTAGATGAGGCGGCTCGTATGGGCAAGTTCTTTTGGATTGCTGTTCTACCAATTATCCTTATGACTGCAGGAGAAGTCTGGCTTGCTTCTACACCTTTCGGAAAACAGGGTTATTTTTGGGAACGGTTTAACGAGACTTACAACTTGCAAGACCCAAAGGCAAGGTTTGCAGTCTTCCACGAAACTACTGAAAATGTTGTTAAGACTAGAGAGATAAGTGAGGATTGGACGACAGAACACCAAGAGAAGGTTTTGAGGATTTTAGAGCAAGATAAGAAGACTATGTCTAAGTTAGAGTACGGGCAAGAGTATCAAGGCTTATTTTTAGAGGATTTAATGCAGTTCTTTCCTGATGAGATGATTAAAGACTGCCAAACAGCACAAAGGCCAGATGCAATAAAGAAAGAAAAAGACCACTATCTTGGACAGGATATTGCTAGAATGGGAAAAGACCAGACCTCTTATGAGATTGGTTATTTAGAGGGCGAGACTATAGTCCAAGTAGAAAATAAAATCACAACTGAGACATACCTAACAGAGACTTTTAAATTAACAAAGGAGTTCGACAACCAATACAACTTTAATAAAATCTTTACAGACGACGAGGGTATTGGTGTAGGTGTGTTTGATATGCTGATGGACGACGACCAAACAAAGAGTAAGACTATCGGGGTTAACAACTCTAAGAAAGTAATTGACAGAGAGGGCAAAGAGAAAGGAATTTTGAAAGAAGAACTTTATTTTCACCTTCGGGCCTTGATGGAAAAGAAGAAGATTGCTTTACTAGATGATTTAAGCATTTTCAACTCTCTAAAGTCGGTGCAATATGAGTACGGACCTGACGCTTTAGGCTCTCCTAAGATAAAAATCCACGGAAATGACACACACATAGCAGAAGGACTCATCAGATTGGCCCAAGCGACCAAATACAAAGATTTAAATTTTAAGGTTTACACTATAAAGATATGAATTTCCTACCTACAAGCAAACCTAACTATGATGAAAAAGGTCAAGAAGTGCCAACTACAGTTGTTCTCGAGGACAAAGACTACCTTTTCTTAAAAGCAATCGAGAATTTAACTATAGAAATAAGGAGATTAGCAAACAATGGCTGATACTGGAATTTTCGCAACAACAGCAGAAGTAGTTAGAAAGATAGGAGAGAACGGAAGCGCAACCCAAATCTTAGAAGCTACAATCAACGACTTTATGACTCAAGCAGAAAGTAGGATTAATGTCGAGAGCGAATATAACTGGTCTGATGTCTACGCTTCTTTAAATGTAGATGTGAAAGGAATTTTGAAAGAAGCAGCCTCAAATCTAGCTGCCATCTATTGCATAAACCTTAATCCTAACTCTTGGACAATCGCAACTTCAACTTTCAAACTAAATCTTTTATGGAATGGATATACAGAGGCTATCAAATTGCTAAAAGCAAAAGATAAAGGCCAGATATTCGTTCTAGAGGCCTAATGCCACTACCCCCTCAAACCTTTCCTCCACTAGGAGACGGCTCGATTGCTACTTATGATTGGAGAGAATTAAGCACGGGAAAAGGCTATAAAACTTTTTATGGAACTGACGCAGTAATTTCTGACGCAGGTATTGGAGCAGGTGAGGGCCCAACAGCTTTATCTTTATCAGAAGAAGCATTATACTCTTACAATTATTCGACTGTAGGCGCAGCAGCAGCCCTAGACAAGGATTTTGATATTACTTTCGAGAATCCCCAGACTATTCAAGGGGACATTTATCTTAATATTCCTATGGCATTTTACACTACTATTGGTCCTGTCAATGTTTCGGTCAATCTTGATGTTAAGTTATTCAAAGTCTCTGGGGGAGTAGAGACTCAGCTAGGGGTTACTCTTGGGGGAGATTATTTAAGATCAACCCCTGATAATTCTTATTCTTGGTTTATGTTTGCAGGTAAGATAAACGTAGCCGACCCTGTAGTTTTTGCACAAGGGGATAGTCTAAGATTAAATATAATTTCCAACACTCCTGGAGTGAGTAATAAGTTTATTATATTCCACTCTCCTGTAGGTTTTGGGACAACGAGCATAATCCTTAGCACAATATTAAAAGTACACGTACCTTTTAGGACAAACTCATAATGGCAGACCTAAGCATATCATCAGCAACGACAACAAACTTTTCTAACGTAGTGCCAGACTTCATAGTTAATGCTATTGCTTTGGACGCAGCGTCTCCAAACCAAGAAGAAACCTACTGGTATTTTAGCAACGCGACAGAAAGATATGGCTATTACTTAACAATCCCAGAGATTTATTCAGGTGCTAACGCGATGGCTACTTGGGCTTTTGGGGCAGGTTATACTGTAGTTGATAGGGCAGGTATGCCTATTATTGGCTCTGAAATGGCTGCAATCTTAGAACACGTTAGGGGAATGGGCAAAGACAGCTTCTCCAGAATGATTTGGAACCACGAAGTAGTTAAGTTAATTGTCGGAGACTCTTTTATTGAGATTAAGAGAAAAGACGGCAAAATAATCAATATGATACCCATTTCTCCTGAAAGAGTGAGAGTTGTTTTCAATAAGGAAGGTATGATTAAAAGATATGATACTTGGAATGGTAAAGAATGGAGAGCAATAGCCAAAGAGGATATGCTTCACTCCCAAAACAAGAGAATAGGTGATCAACTACACGGAACAAGCCAGATTGAGGCAATAAAGTTCTCTATTGACGCTAGAAACGAGGCATTATCAGACGAGAGATTAATCAAACACAGAGATAAGGCTCTTGGGATTGTCTATTATAAGACGGACAATGCAGGAAAGATAGCTTATGCTAACTCACAGATAGAGAAGGGAGTTAAGAACGGCGAAATGATTGGGCTCCCAGAAGGGACCGCAGAGATTAAAGCCTACCCGAGCAAGAGTTCAGAAGACAGAACAGCTTGGATTTCTTACTTAGAAAACTTTATCTATCAAAACTTAGGAGTCCCAAGAAGTATAGTGACTAGTGACGGAACTAGTGAAGTGGGTGGAAAGATGGGAAATGTTAATTTCGAGCCTACATATGCAAAAGAGAGAATGGATATGGAAGATGACTTATGGTTACAAGCGGGCATATCAATTAAATTCGAGAAGCAGGCGTCTTTGGGTGGCTTAGTTCAGCAAGACCAGGCAAAGAATACTGGAATGACTAGTATTCAACCTAACGACGTTGCTGCTACGATGACGAGGGAATAATGGCAACAACAAGAACGGATCTAGGTTCGGTGGCTTTAGGTCAATTACTAACAAGAAACGCAACATTAGAAGGCGAGAAAACTCCAAAACAAAGATGCCAAGAAGGTGGCGGATTTTGGGATGAGAAGACTCAAAGTTGTCTAATGTCTCCACCTATAACTACCCCGAAAACTGCAGAAGTTACAAAGACTCCTGCACCCATTACTCCTGGAACAGTAGAAACATTCACCAATCCTGAAAATCAAAGAGCCTCAGGTGTGACTACGCCAGATGGAAGAACATATCTAGGTCTAGGGCCAACAGATGTTAATAAGATTGCAGCAGGAGAAGCGCAAAGAGTCGCAAGACCAGAGAACTCCGCAGTTGTTGGAACAGCCCAAAATCAAGTAGAACAACAGCAAAGAACTCAACAATTAGTCCAAATGGCCCAACAAGGATTATTAACTCAACAAGAACTTCAAACAATTACTGGAGCAAACCCTGATATGAGCCAAGCACTTGGAGCAGGCGCAGTTGGAGTTTTACCTGGAGCAATAGGTGGCGCAGCAACAGGATTACTTGCAGGCGCAGGCGCAGCAGCAATTGGTGGAGCAGGCGCAGGCGCAGCAATGGGAGCAGGAACACCTTTAAGTATAGCTTTGGGGGGAATAGGCGCAGTAACAGGTTTTCTCGTCGCTGTTAGAAATAACATTAAATCTCAACAATCAGGAGAGTTTGCAGCAGACCAAACAGCCCTAACAAAAGGCAGTACATTCCTTAGGTCTCTAATTACTGACACAAATCAAAATCCAAGTCACGCACCCGAGAACATAGAACTCTTTTATAAAACTTTGAATATGATTGACGCTGCACATACTAAGACTTTCAGAGATAGCCAAGAGAATTTAAACCAATTCTTAGGTCTTGACGGCACACCTCAATTAGCAAAGTTCGAGACTTTTGACGCTACTGTTAGAGCTTATTATGTTAACAGATTTGAGACAGCCCTAGCAATGCCAGACCCTAACGCAATTCTAATCACTACAGAAGATATGGAGAGTGTAGAAAGTGAAGAGGTTTAGTTTTTGGCACACATTCCTTATTGGACTTTGTCTTCTAGGGATAATGTTCTCAGCTAAATGGTTTTGGCATAATCTATAATGAAAGACCTCTGTAAAACTCACGAAGAGAAGTTATTGGCTTTAGAGAAAAAGTTTAGTAGAATTGAGACTTTGCTTTGGTTTTGTGCAGGAACTCTGTCCATCCAACTCCCGACGTTTATAAATTCTATCTACCAATTAATGTTTAATTTAGCTTAGGAAATGAAAAAATATATAAAGGCTAATCATTTAAGTAAGTCATGGTGGAAGATGCAAAGACTCCTGAGCAATCTATATCTATCGTCGATGAAGCCCGTGCAATTCGTGATGAAATCAGACAAGAAAGACTAAGACTTGAGGCTGCAAACGAAAAGGCGTTAAAGATCCAAGCAGATAATTTATTGAGCGGAACTTCTGGCGGACACATTGAAGCACAGCCCGCACCTAGATTAACAAATAAGGAATATGCTGCTAAACTGATGAGAGGAGAGGTTAATCCTCTAAAAGAAGATGGGATTTCAATTAACTAGAAAATATCTAGAAGGAGAAATCGAGAGTTCTAAAGTGGCTTTGCAGAAGCACAGCGAGGGCGTAAGAGTCCACGAGATTGTCATTAAAGCATTTGAGGAAGAATTAAAAAACCTATCTGAGGAAAAAGATGCACCTGTATGTTCTAACTAGAGGAGTTCTTAATGCTACAAAAGATTGGGAAAATGCCCTAAGTCATCAATATCTCCCTTTTGAAGTCTTAGAGAAAGGTAAAAAAGTCCCAACAAAATATCTATCTCAATTAGCAGTAAGGCCAGTTAATCTTTATGAGATTGTTTTTCCTGAGGAATCATTGCAAGATGTTTTAGGAATGGTTAAACCAGTTTCTCATGAAACTGTAAGTGGAAAGTGGGCATGGCTAGTTAACTTTTTGTCTAAGAAATTGGGTCTAACAAAAATTCCTGATTACAAACCTAAACAACTTCCACTAGGGGATAACGTCACTGTTATAGGTTTAGGATTGAAAAAAGACAAAGTAAACTGGACAGTAAAAGATAGAGGAAACGGGGTATTTGACATCGGTGTTCCTAAAGAAAATTTATGAGTCTCATCGCTGAACTACGTTTATGGGCCCTAGCAGCCATTCTAATCAAACTTTTTCAGATTTTATACTTAGACCGCCAGAAACGAAACATTTAAATATTCGGTTAACCGAATAACTACATGGCTAATGAAGCAGTAATACTAGAATTGAATCCTTATATGGATGCAAAACAGTATACTTGTGCTGCATCAACTTCTATTTCTAGAGGAGCTCTTTTAAAATTGAGTGGAGATAATACTGTTATCGCTAGTTCAGCAGGAGACACTGCACCTTATGCAGGCGTTGCAGCTATGGATAAAGACGGGACAGATTCTTCTACTAAAATCTCAGTTTATACTCCTGGTCAAGGTAATAAGTTTGATATGACTGCTTGCGGAACAATCAATAATGGGGCTATGGTTGCTATGAGCGGAGCTAACACTATAAGGGCAGCAGTAGAAGCAGATTTCCCTCTAGGTAATATTGTAGGTAGAGCAGAAGAAGCAGGAACGGCAGCGGAGGTTATTGTAGTTTTATCTTAATATGGCAGAAAAAACAGAACAAATCTCACTTCGGGCAGAAAACGTAGATAGAACAATTAAGGGTTTAACTGAACAAATGTATGTTCTTAAAACACTTGTTGGAACTACTACTACAGACTCTTGGAAAGACACATACTTCACAGAAAGTACAGCAGTTTTAACTGGTGGGACTGGCTCAGGAATTGAAGGTATTCCTAGATTAGCAGGATTCCCAGAACTAGCACCAGAATGGGTTAAACACTCAGCTGTTCAGGTTAAGTATGGTGGAAAGGGAACAATCTCTGAAGAAGACGCTACAACTGATTTTATAGATGCTCAGAAGAGAACTATGGTTAAGGTTGCAGAGGCTATTGTCTCAGCAGTTGACGGAAGAATTTATACTGATTTAAGTGCAGCAGCTACTCAAACAGCAGCAGCAGTTGACACATGGGATAGTTTGGTTATTGCTAACCGAGATCCCCTATTAGACGTTTTGATAGGAATTGAGACTCTTAAGCAGGCTAATGTCTCTATTCAGAACTTGACTCTATTACTTAATCCTCATCAATATACTTACTGGGTGACTAATCCTAAGGTTTTGGCTAATAATAACCTAAGAGACACATTCTCAGTTAAAGTTACTAATTCCGTTAATGCAGACGAATGCCTAATCTATGGAGAGGGTGCAGCTACATGGAAGACAGCAAAGGGTTTGAGCACAGATGTTGAAGTGGTTGCAGGAATTAAAATAGTAATCAAGGCTTGGGAATACGGCCAATTACAAGTTTCTCAACCTTCTAAGCTCTACAAGATTACTAATACGGACAGATAAATGGAACCTACCGATAATTTCTATGGAGTAGCAATCCCTGTTGAGATTGTTGTGCCTACTAAGACAGGTAATCAAACTGGAAAGGCAGGAACTATATTTCTATCTGGGGCTAAGTTGTATGTTGTCCCTACTGATGGAGGCACGGCTGAAATCGTGACTAGTGCATAATGGCCGCAGGAGATTTAACAGTCACAGTTGTTGGTTCTTACGATACTTTTGCTCTAGCAGTTGCAGCAATGGACGCAGGAAACGACGCAGCAGCAACAGACAGCCACCAACTATTTATCGAGCCTGGAGTGGGAATGGGCAGATACAAGGTTCTGAAGTATGTTCGAGCAGCTGCTTAAACAGAAAGCACTTAAACAGATAATTTTATTAAGTTCTTTATCATAATTTTCTTATGGCTCACAATATAACTGTAGATGTTATCGGATGCAAAGAGTTGGAAGTTCAAGATGTTAATCTCTCTGGCGAACCCTTAGAAATTCACGGTGATGTTGATTTAGGAAGCAAGAATTTAACAACATCGGGGGTTACTACATTAAACGGAGATTTAGTAGTTAATGGGGTAACCGTTCCTAATCTTCTTTTTCTTGATGTTTCGGCCGATAAAATCCTTATAGGAACAGATACTCCTTATTCAACTTCTGATTTTTTAACTGTTCAGGCTCCTAATAAGAAGGGCATTTCTTTAAAGTCGGGGATGGGTGTTTATCCTTCCGGGGAAGAAGGAGGGGTTTTTATTAATACAGCGGGTAGTGGGGCTTCTATAGAAAACGAAACTTGGCACGCAGGAAATGGAGGAGCTTTCTCTTTAGTTTCTGGAGGAGGAGGGAATATTACTCATACGGATTATATCGATGAAATTGAAGCCGGCACTGGGGGGCAATTTACTCTTTCTTCAGGTCTTGGAGGAGTTGCTAACGGTGGTTCAAATTGTGATTATGGTCAAGGAGGTAGTGGAGGGGCATTTTTTATACTTGGGGCAAAGGGAGGAGCAGCCCTAAACTCTATTTTAAATTATGGGGGAGGAGGAGGAGCTATATTTCTAACAGCAGGTAATGGAGGGACGGGAAATAGCCAAGGGGGTAGGGGGGGTTCTCTTAGTTTAACAGCAGGTAATGGAGTAGCAACCAATGGGGCATCAGGAGATATTAACTTGACTGTTGGTTCGGCTAGTGGAACGGGTGCAGTTGGTAAAATAGTTTATACAGCCAATACTCACACATTTGTTCCAAAAGTAGCAAACAAAGATATAACTTTTAACTTTACTGGGACTTCTAACTCTGGGCAGTTCTTATGGATGGAGGACGAAAACTATTTCCAATTTAACGACGACATTTATTTACTAGGTGGAGAAAACTTAATTCTCTCTGGAACAACTGGGACAAAAATAGGGACGGCGACAACACAAAAATTAGGGTTTTGGAATGTTACGCCAGT